TCGCCTTCCAGGGTGTCGTCCTTGTCGCCGTCCGTGGCGTCATCGTCGTCCTTGCCGTCCATGGTGTCGGCCAGCTTGTCCAGCTGGTCGTCGATCAGGTCAGCACGCTCGCCCTCGGACAGCGCATTCCACTCGGCGGCGCTGCGGCCGGCGGCGGCCAGCTTGACGATCTCGGTTTGCTCGTAGGTCTTGCCACCGATCTCGAACTCGGCCGGATGCACCTCGCTGCCCAGGTAGTCCTCGGACACAGCGACAGGCTCGACCTTCTTCGGCTGGGCGGCCGGCGCGCTGGCGTCAGCCAGGCCGTAGCCCTCCGGGATCGACAGGAACCGCTCGGCGTGCGCCTGGTTGGCGACCTCGGCGACGTAATCCGGCGGCGTGAATTCGTAGGCGGTGCCGTCGAGGACGACCCGATGCCCGTTGCAGCGTTTGATGCGGCTCACGATTTTCATGGAATTCCCTCGGCAAGAAGGGGCCGAGTCTCCCCGGCCCCTTTCGGTCACTGCTTGTAGGTCAGCACCAGCAGGATCTTCTGATCGCTGGCGGTCACCGCGCCGGAGACCTTGACGCCGATCGAGCGATCAGCCTCGGTCGGGGCGATCTGGAAGCCCTCGGGCTTGCTCATGCGCACCGCGCTGTTGTTGGCGGCAGCCGCGAACAGCTCGTTGCCGCTGGTGCGGGAGGCGTCGGGGTTGCCCGGCACGCCGGACATGATGCCCACGTCGACGGTGACGCCGGAGCCCAGGTCACCGGTGATCAGCACCGCGTCGGTGACGGTGTGATACGCCGGCAGGGTGCCCAGCTCGATCACGTCGGTGGAGGCCAGGTCTTCGCCGACGACGAACTGGAACTGCTCGACGACGGATACGCCAGCTTCACCGGCGGTCGGGGCGACCTTGCGGCCAGTACCCCAGGCGGATTGGAAAATTGCCATGTGTCAGTCCTCCACTCAGGCGTTGGGGTTGGCGGCGGCGGTGTCGATGCTGATCACGCCGAAGTCCTTGCCGTTGAAGCGGGCCTTCTTGAAGCCGAAGATCGCGCCGGAGGCCACGGTCGGCTCGTTGCCGAAGTCCTTGACTTCCTCTTCCCAGCTCCAGCGAACGCCGCTGCCCGGGGTGCCGTAGGCCAGCACGCCCGCCTGGCGACCCAGGAACAGGGCACGACCGGCGGCCACGTCGCTGCCAGCGCCGTAGTCGTTGAAGCGGATGCCGTTGCGGTGGCTGTGCAGCACGACGTTGTTGATCATGCCCAGACCGCCCTTGAAGATCGGGTTGGAGCGACCTTCAGCGCCAGCAGCAGCCTTCTGCACGTCGAGCCAGCCGGAGCCTTCGGAGACACGCAGGTCGTGCTCCTGGAAGGGGTTCATCAGCAGCACGTAGTGCTCTTCGCCGTCGATGCTGACAGGGCACATGTTGGCGGCATCCGGGTCCTGGGCCTGCAGCATGGTGGCCAGCACGGCAGCGCGCTCGATGACGCCGCGGGTCATCTTGTCGGCGGCTTCCAGGGTGGACTTGCTGGTGGCGTCGCCGCCGTACAGGATGTGGCCGGGGTCGGGCGCCTCGATCGGGTTCTTGGCGCGACCCTGCCAGCCGATCGGGAACAGGAAGTCCTTGTTCACGCCGCGCGCGCCGGACAGGTAGATGAAGATCATCTCGTCGAAGTAGCGTGCCCAATAGTCGGAAGCGCGGTCCTTGGCGACTTTGCGCAGGTCGTGCGGGGTGCGCTTGCGGGTCATGCGGCCACCGGCAGACACCGCCTTGCGGGTCTGGTCGATGATCACCTGGTCGGTGTAGAACTTCAGCTGTTCTTCCTTGCCTTCGAGGCGAGCATCGCCTTCGGTGGCCTCGCCGCGCAGCTGCACGGACAGGTCGAAGCTGATGGTATCGCCGGCGTCGGTCTCCAGCTCATTCTTCTTCTGAATGACGGAGTTGTCGGACTCGCCGATGAACTTGCGCTCGAAGTAGGACTTCTTGATCTGGTCTACGGCCAGGGCGGCCGACCAGCGCTTTACGGCCTTGGGATCGCCGAAAGGAATAACGGTTTGAGCCATGGAGCTGCCCTCAAATGGAGTTTGATCGTTTCCATAGGCAGCTCCTGCGCTCTATGACGGTCTGATTATCGAACCGTCTGCAAGATTTTGCAACCAGCGTCAAGCGGGAATGGCGGCCAGCCCATTGCGCAGGGACTGTGCTGCCGTGGGGTGCCGGACCTTCTGGATCGGCACGCTGCGATCGGCCTTGAAGACAATGCGCGCCGCCTTGCCCGACTTCTCTTCGAGCGTGATGGTTGCAACGTCCCCGATGGTCACGCTTTCACCGGGTTTCAGGTCGATTCGTAGCGTGCTTTGCATGGCTTCCCCTTATGCGCCTGCCAGGTAGGCTTCTTGATCGGCCGGGCTGAGCTTGGCCAGTGCCTTCTCGCGGGCGATCGGATCGGTGATGCGGTCGATCCAGGCGAAGCGGTTGCCCTCGTCCGGGTCGGTAGGCTCGGCGGCCGGCACCTTGGCCAGGGTCGGAACCGTGGCGACGTGCTTGCGCGGCTTCGGCTTGGCCTCGGGATTCTTCGCCTCCTTCTTCGGCTGCAGCACGCCCTGCTCGATGCACAGGTCGTAGGCCTTCTGCAGGATCTCGCGAACGCCCAGCTCGGCGTTTTCCTCCTGGCCGGCGACGATCTTCACCGCATTGTCCAGGGCGGCGAAGCGCAGGTCGGAGAAGTCCCGTCGCACGCCGATCTCGGCCAGGAAGCCGTTGATCTGCGCCTCGCGCTCGTTGACCTGGCGCTGCATCTCGATCTTCGCCGCGGTCTCGGCCTCCTTCAGGGCCAGGCGGATCTCCATGCGCTCGTCATCCAGCGCATCGACCTTGCTCTCGTACTCGTCGAAGGTCAGCTCGCCGTCGTCGTACTGCTGGCGCAGGGACTTCTTCTCATCGGCAATCTCCTTCAGGCGCTCTTCGGCACGCTCGGGAGCCTCGGCTACCAGGATCGGCCCTTGCTGCTGGACAGCAGCAGGCTCGGGTTCATCCCCGTCATCGCCGACATCATCGCCGGCGTCGGCCTGCTGCTGGCCTTCTCCGCCATCCTGATCAGCAGCACCTTCATTCTGGTCATCGCTATCGTCCACAGGATCACGGCCATCCTCATGGTTCTCGTCCTCGGTGTCGTCCAGTTCGAGGGTTTCTTCATCCGCCAGGGCGGCGCGTTCTTCCTCGGTCAGGCCGAGCAATTCGTCATCGGTGTAATCCATGGCTGTTGTCCTCAGTTGGTGGAGTCGTGCAGGCGCTGCTTGAGCTCGTAGCCCATCAGCGGCCAGATCTTGGCGACGGCGTTCTGTCGGGCGATCTTGCGGCCCAGCTCGGCGTCGAAGTTTTCTGGGCTGGCGCAGGCAGACTCGCCGGTGACGGTGAAGCCGTTGCGCAGAATCAAGACACAGATAGTGAGCAGGCGCGCCGGGCTGCTTTGGGTAACCTGCCCACCTCGCCCCTCAACAGCTTCGGCTGGCGTGAAATAGATTTCTTCGGCGATGTTCGCCTCGATGTCAGCCGGGGTAATGCGCGGCGCGGTCAGCCCCTTGGCTTGGATTTCCTTCTCAATGTCGTTGTCGTTCACGGCTCATGCCCTCACATTGCGGGTTGCTGTGCTGCACCATCCGGTGCCATCTGCTGCGGCATGGCACCATCGCCCTGCTGCTGCATCTGCTGTTCCATGGCGGCTTGCTCCATGGCTTGCTGCTCGGCCATCTGCGCCTGTTCTGCCTCTTGCTGCATGCGCATCTGGTCGGGAGCCGACACGAAGCCGGCCTCCTCCATTATGCCATCGGCCACCGGCAGAAGTCCCGGCGCGCGCATGGCGGTCTGCGCTGTGTTCACAGCAGCTTCCTGGATCTCGACGTTGGTCTTGATCAGCTCGGCGGCGGCCTTCTGTGCGGCGGCCTCGTCCTTCATGGCCTGGGCGGCCAGGCGGCGCATCTGCACCATCAGCATCTCCTGCTGCATCTGCGCCTGCTGCTGCTGGGCCTGCATGGCCTGCTGCTCTTCCGGGCTCAGCTCTTCGGCGTCCGGGTCGCGCTGGCCGGTCACCTGACGAATGCGCTTGACCATTTCCTCGCGGTTCGGGAAGTCCATCGACTCGACCACCAGATCCAGCATGACCATGGCTACCTGCGGCGGCATGCGGGTCATCATCTCCATCAGCTGCTCGGCCTGGGCCTGACGCATCGAGGCGCGCCAGTCGGCGTCGGATACCACGAAATCGGCCTTGGTGCGGACGATGTCGTTCTCCGGCAGGCCGTCGTTGATGTCCACGTACTCCTGGGTGCCGCGGCTGTTGGTGATGCGGAAGGTCTTTTGCTCGGTGAAATACTGCTCGACCAGCGACAGCTGCTTCTCGCCCTGGATCTGCACGGCCAGGCGCAGGTTGTCGAACAGCTTGCTGGTGGACATCGCGCCCTGTTCCTGGCGCGCCTGCACCGCGATGCCGGAGGTGGCATTGGTGGTGCGACCCATCAGCTCGTCGGTGACGCCCGACACGGACTGAATCATCTGGATGGAGCGAGCCATCAGCTCCAGGTGCGCCGGGGCCAGCTCGCGGTCGGCGTTCATCTCGAAGCGCTTGTTCGGATTCACGACGATGATGCCGTTCGGCCTAGCGGCTTCGCCCTCCATCTCGGCCAGGTCATCGACCGCGCCCTTTTCCATGATCACCTTGTTGCTGGACAGGATGAAAAGGGCCTTGCTCGCGCGCTTGTTGATGTCCTCCTGGATGTCCTTCAGGCCGCGGGTGACGCCGTAGGGCATGCCGTCGCGGCCGCGGCGGTAACCCCAGATCGGCGTGAAGGGGAACTTGTTGTGCCTGTACGGGCTCGGGCCGAAGTACAGCAGGCCCTGAACAGTCATCACCGCACAGTGCATGCGCAGGAGCACGCGCTCGGCCAGCACGGCATTGCCGGCCTGCAGCTCCTGCGCCTGGTTCGGGTTGTCCTGCTCGAACACCTCGCCACTGAACTGGCCGCCGACGAGCTTCTGGACGCGCTCCGGCCGGCGGAACCAGATCTCGATCAGGCGCACACGGTCGCGGCGGTTGTCGGCGCTGTCGATGGCCGAGCCGCGCATCACGTCCAGTTCGTTCTCGGCGAAGTCCATCACCTCGTCGCCGTTGGCCATGTCGTAGCCGATGCGGTCGCCCTCCTGGGCGGAGCGGCGCAGCAGCTCTTCCCGGTCGGGGAACATGGCGATGGCAATGTCCAGGTCCACCCACTTGGTGCGGATCACGTAGCGGCAGTCGGACAGGTCCAGCTCGGTGCAGGCGCTGTCCCACAGCATGTTGCGCCAGGACTCGTAGCGGCTGTAGACCGGCTCGCCGTCGTCGTCATCGGTCACGCCGTCTTCCAGCCAGCCGATGCCGACCTTCACCATGTCCTCGAAGGCCCGGGAGCGGTGGAAGGGCGTGCGGTTCACGTCGCTCAGGTACTTCAGCAGCGCGGTCTTGCGCTCGGCAGGCTTCGCATCTTCCTTGCCGCGCGGCAGGATCTGGAAGTCGGTGCGACCACGCTTCTCGCTGCCGATGATCCAGTTGATTGTCTGGGCGATGACGTTGTAGGTCAGCGGCGCCTGTCCGCGCTCGCGCAGCACCCTGGCGTCTTCCTCGGACCACTGGATGTTGTCGTAGAAATCCTCGTCCTGGGCCATCTCCAGCCGGTTCTCGTGCTGCCGGTCCAGCTCGCGCTGGTAGTGACCCATCAGCCGCCTGTGCAGCTCGTGCATCTTGTCGCTGTCCAGCGGATGGCTGCGGCGCCTGGATGCCTCCGGCTCGTCGAAGCGCAGGCGCGACTCGGGGTCGCCCTTGATCACGCGCGTGCTTTGCTCGTCTCTGAGATCGAACACAGGGCTACACCTCTTCGATGATTTCAGCGTGGATCTGCTTGCCGCTGTCCACCTCGGTCAGGAAGCCATCGGCCATCACCTCGGTCTTGCTCACCGGCTTGGGCGGCATCTTGATCAGGGCCAGCAGCGCTGACTGGATGTTGTCGGCGACCTTGAAGGCGGCGCTTGCGCCGAGACCCAGCGTGTTGGCAATGCTGGTGGCGCTGGTCCACAGGTAGTTCGTATCGTCGTACTTGTAGGCCGCCGACAGGGCGATCACGCACGGCTTCCAGGTGGACGGCGCGAGGATGCGATAGGTCGGGATCAGCACCACGCAGGGCTCGGAGTCGGCGACGGTCTCGCCCACCCAGGTGAAAATCACGGTCAGCTCGCCGTCTACCTTCTCGGCGTAGCTCTGGTTCAGGTCCAATACGGGGCGCGTCACGCTGTCCTCCAGCTTCGATTGCGGCGCACGCTCGATATGCTCTGGCCGCGGTTGATGTTGATCTGCCCGCCGGCATAGGCCTGGGCGAACTGGCGCAGGGCGTCAGCCGCTTCGGAGTGGCCGCCGGCCTTGTCGGGCTTGTCGCTCCAGGTCTCCAGCTTGGCGCTCCAGACCTTGCGGTAGTTCTCCAGGTGGATGATGCCGGACTTGCAGTGCTCTTCGTCGAACCACAGCAGCGGGAACACGTCGCGGGTCTGCTGGATGCCCCAGTTCACGTCCTCGATGCGCGGCACAATCTCGAAGCGCACACCGGGCATAAGCTCTTCCAGCATCTGCTTGGGCGACTTGTTGGTGCTCTGGCCCTGGCGCACGTGGTCGGCGTCGTGCGGCAGGAACATAGTGTCCCAGACCAGCCCGAGCGACTGCAGCCACTGTACGGCGTGGCTGTAGGGCTCGCCCCACGCCTCGTAGAACCGAATGCAGTGCCACTCGCTGCCCAGGCGCTGCAGCACCCAGATGGCCGTGCCATCGCTGTTGCCGATGTCCCAGAACGTGAAGCAGGGCGTGCCCGGCACCACCGGCAGGCCGGCCTTGATGCGCCCTTCCTTGCGGGCCTGGACGAGCTGCTGGGTGAAGTAGCAGCCCTCGCTGGACACCTGGAAGCACTCGTCGACGGTCGACGGGTACTCCTGCCACATCTTCTGCTCGTCGCCGGAGAAGTCGCCGTCGCGGGTGGCGCAGTACCATGCGCGGCGCTCGGCCGGCAGCTCGATGCCCAGCTTGGCTTCAAGGGCGTCGAAGTAGGCATGGTCCTCGGGCGTGATCAGCACGCCGTCCGGCTCCATCACGTAGTCAGGCCCCTCGTACCAAGGGAAGAAGTGCAGCCGGTATTCCTTCGGCGTCAGCTCCTTGCCAGCTTCTGCCAGGGCCTTAGCGCGCATGGCCATCTTGTAGAAGTCGCCGTCCCGGCCCTCGGCCGTGGACTCGATGATCACGATGCCCGACTTCGGCACCGCCGGCAGCGAGCCAGTGACGATCTCGCGGGCACGGTGCGGGAAGCGCGCGCAGATCTTGCCGAACTCGGAAATGTGCAGGAACTGCATGGTGCCGCCGCGCATGGACGTTGACACCAGGATAGAGCTGCCATTGGCGAACACCAGTTCCTCGGCGCTCTGCTTGATCAGCGGCATGGCCTGGCGAATCACCTCTGGCAGGCGCTGGTAGGCGAACAGCACCTTGTCGCGGAACAGCTTTTTCGCAGCGCCGTCCGTGTGCGCCACGATGCCAGCCTGGAAGTTCGGGGTGAACAGCGCGCAGTCCAGGGCGTAGATGCAGGCCCAGGTGGTGAAACCGAGCTGGCGCGCCTTCGGGATGATGTTGCGATACCAGAGGCTCCTGGCTAGCCGGCGCTGGGCGCGGTTCATGCGGAAGCGGACGACAAGGCCCTCGCCGTCGTCGTCTTCCTTGGTCTTCACGAAATACAGATTGTTCAGCCGCCAGACAGGATCGGCCAGCGCCTGCTCCAGCAGGGCCGGGTCCAGTTCCTCGATCGGCGGCAGGCGGGCTGCCATCAGTCCTCGCCCTCGACCGGCATCCCCGGCTTCAGCGTCTTGCCGGCCAGCTGCTCGAACAGCTTGCCCAGCGGGTTCTCCGGCTGCACGCCGTGGTTGAGGTCCACCCGGTCGCCGTACTTCTTCGGCAGGATCTTCGATAGATACCACTTGCGGGTGTCGATCCGCAGGCGCGAGCGCTGGACGTGCTCCCCGTTGAGCTTCCAGCCCACCACGTTGCCTTCCTTGTCCAGCTGCTCCATCCAGTCGTTGGAGCCATCGTCGGCGATGTCGAAGATTTCTTCTGCCAACGCCTCGGCCCCTTCTTCCTTGGCCTTCGCGTATTGGGCCCGAAACTCGTCATGGCGGGCGATCCAGCGCAGCACCGTCTGCTTTGCCGGCATCGCCTCGTCGCGGCAGACCGAACGCAGGGATTCGCCCTCGGACAGGCGCAGACAGATCGCTTCAGCCAGCTCGGGCGTGTAGAGGGTCGGGCGCCCAATCTTCTTGGGTT